ACTGAAATGGATAATATAGACCCATCTGTTTGTGACAAAATTGCACTCACAATTCCTAATGATCCTCCGATTGGGGCAGATCCATTTCCAACAATAATAGATGGAGGTTGAGTATAACCCAAACCTGGATTAGTTACGTTTATTGATGTTATAGACCCCCCAACACCAATTCTTGAAATTGCAGATGCTGTTTGTGATGTATTTGTATTTGGAGTTATTAAAATTTCTGGATTTTTATTTGGATCATAAAATTGACCAGAATCTTGTATTTGAGTAGAAGTTATAGATCCTATTCCATTTATTGTAACCAGACCTTTTGCTCCGTATGAATTTGGAGGACTAATAGTTACTGTTGGTGGCAAAACATATCCAGATCCAAATTTTTGAATTTCTATTTTTCTAATTCCGGTTCCAATTAATTCATTATCATCTATTAATGATGCCGTAACCTTTGCATTTTTTCCCTCACCACCAACTATTGACACTGTAGGTGCTTTTGTGTACCCACTTCCAGTATTAGTTAAATATACATTTTTTAAACTTCCTCTATATATTTCGGCAAATGCTGTTGCATTAGTGCCATCAAAAGAATCTGATGGAGAAATAATAACATCTGGAGCAGTTTTATATCCATATCCATCAGTAATAATATTCAATTTCTGAACAATTCCACTACCCAAATATGCAAAAGCCTGAGCAGAAGATCCTGAAGATTGTAATTGGAGCGTAGTAATTTGCCCCTCATCTTCTAAAACAGTGTCAATTTCTTCAATCGAAGTGTCAAGAACTTCATCTTCATACTCATACAATTCACATTTTAATTCATAAACATAATTTTTACCAAGTTGATAAAATGGATTTTCGTGTTCTACAAACTTAATTTCAAATAATCTTTGGCCCAATGGAAAGTAAATCAAATCTCCTTCTTTAGGTCTGGAAGAAATAAATAAATCTCCACCATCATCATAATCTTCACTTACAAGAGGATTTTGGGTATTTGATAGTCTTGCATTTAAAAATGGAGATATAAATTCTTCAAATCTTTCTCTGGAAATAATTAAATCAACCTCATCTCTTAGAGAAACACCAAATTTTGTCATAATATCGCCCTGCCCACCATATCCATCATAGTTATTAAGATATGCTTCAATAATAAAATTGTCATCAAATTTTGAAGAATTAACTTCTCTTAAAATATTATCAACATCTATTAATTTTCTTGGAATATAATAAACTTCTATACCGAACATTCTAATATGTTCGTTTATCAAATCTTGTACCAGATATTGTTCATTAGGAGAACCTTGTTGAAAAAAAGGATTTAGTGCCATTATCCAATAAAATCGTAAGGAGGTAATTCGTATTCTAAAGACATAGATTGTTTGATTTGTTCTAATTCTTTTTCAGCATCTTCATAAATTTCTCTACCATTTAACTCAACTCCTCCCGGAAGTTTTACTCCTCTAAATTTGATAAGATTTTGACCCCATTGCCTTTTAATTAAAGAAGTTAAATATTTTTTTAAAAACGAATCATTATAAACTTTGCTAAATGATACAGGATCTAATGCTCTATAGCAATCGATAATGATAAAACTACCTGCTTTTTGTGATGTCCAATCTAAATCCAAATATAACCTATTTTGCCTTTTATTAAATCTTATTTGCTTATCGGTAGATAATAAAAAGTCTATATCCTCCAAATATGATTTAACCATAGCATACTGTAATAATTCCACAGAATTGAAGTAATATAAGTCATTCAAAAATAATTGATATTTAATACTAAACATTCCCGCAGAAATTGAACTAGTATCAAATTTAAATACTTTTTCGATACCAATTACTGCGTCTGGAACCTGTATATAATTTGAAGATTCTTGAAAGTTGAAAGTTTTTTGGACTCCATTAATTGTTGAAGTTCCGGTAGTTGTTACAATACCAACGCCATTTTTTTTACCTCTACCTCGATCAATGTCTTCTTGAGTTATTTCATATTTCAAATACATTCTTTCAACACCATCAAAATGACGTTCTTGAAAATACTGTAAAGCATCATCTACAAGATCATCAATTTGATCATCATCGACATTAATTTCAAGAACTGGAGCACCCAAACGTCTTAAACAATAATCAATTAATTCTTGCCTGGTTGATGGTTTTGTCATTTATCAGGTACAGTTTAAAATATTTATTAATAAGATCCGCCGTCAATTGTATCGGTCCAAATTGGGATATTATTAGAACTTGTCGTTAAAATATAGTTAGAAGTGCTAACTCCACTATTTGTAGAAGTTGATGATTTTAATAGACCAGTACTATCAAAATATCCAACTCCATTTGGACCACTATAAGAATTAATTCCAATAGGTTGATAATAAATTCCAGAAACATCTAAATATCCTTTTGTTCCAGTAAATGTATTATTATTTCCAATTGCATTTGGAATAAAAGTCCATTTTGATTCTGTAGATATATTTCCACCATTTGCAGATGGTCCAAAAAATCCAATAGACTTTACTGCTTGAGATCCAATTCCCGATGAAATATATTGATATTCTATACCTCTATCGTAAGTATCTGCTCTTGATTGAGAAATAAATATTGTTTGACCACTACCAACAGGTCCCTCTACACCATTTGTTAATATTACTTTATTTAATCCTTGATTAATTGATTGTATTACTGTATTTTGGGGAATATTAAATCCAGTAATTACATCATCTTGATTTATTCCTAAAACATCATCTAAAATTAATTCAGTGGTCCCAGCTCCAACTGAAACCATAAGAATTTTTTCAGAATCACCATTTCCCAATACAATTACTGGGTCATTTATTGAAAGTGTTGAAGAATTTTCAATAACAGTTTGACCATCAACCTGCAAATTACCTTTTACGATTACTGTTCCTAATGAACTTAAACTATTTGGATATGGGTCAATATAGATTGTATTATTTGACGAAGATTTCGATGATATTACATTACCGTCGATTTTAATTTGATCTACATTAAGTTCACCTGTAATAGTTGTTATTCCAGTAATTATAATAGCATGATTTTGATTATCACCCAAATATGTATTTCCTGTGGAGTATAAATCTCCTATTATATCTAAGTGTCCACCAATATTTACATCTTTTAAAATTCCAACACCACCAGCAACACGTAAAGCTCCATCATATTGAGTTACAGAATTATTTGTGCCAGCAATTGAAACATACGATGATGAAGAAGAATTTCCAATATTGATGGTTGATGCACCCCCACCAAAATTAATTACGCTAGCTACAGTATTATATAAATTTTGAGTTGCTGATTCGCCAACTAATGTAGAACTTCTTAATAAAGTAGTTCCCCCCGTAGAACCAATTGATAAAGATGTTGCATTACCAAAAGCATTTAATGATGTTACGGTTGAATTTAATAGATTAAAAGATGCTGTTGTCGCATTTAAGTTTCCCCCATCAATACTAATATTTTGAGATACTTCTAAGTTATCATCAACGATTACTTTTCCACCTGCAGAATCTAAAGTTAAGTATCCAGAATCAGTATCAATTTCTCCAGTTGATGCTACAGCAATTCTAATATTATCAGCTCTTAACTCATTTATTTTTTTATTGGCATCAACTACAATTGCTTTATTTGACTGCAATATTCCATGATAAAATGTACTTTCTGGAAGTAAATCTGTGTAGTATTCTCCCCCAACTGCTATAGGTTGTGAAGCAGTTCCATTTGGATTTCCAATATATAATTTTTTAAATGTTTTTCCAGATCCAACATCATTGGCATCATACACGTATACCAATTCACCCTGATAAACCCCAATCCCATCAGGAGATAATTGAGGTAAAGAAGAACCTAAAGTTCTTTTAATTTGAATTATGGCAGCCATTTTTTAAAATACTCCCCCATTTATGAATAAATTTTGTTCTTCTGTGGGAGTAAGACTTAAAGTTACTACGAATGTTTGAGTACTAGCATCATAAACTAAAACTGAACCATTTTCTAATAATGTGGTGTCAACATCAGTTAAATCTACAATCCTTGCTGGTGGTGCTACAGCATTAGAAAGAACTCTAATTACGTTTTGAGAACCTATTCTATCTATTGGCATTACCTTGTTACTCCTGCTCGTACTAGGGCCATTCCTTCAACAGCTTTATATTTCTTATCATTTGCATTGGCAGTTAATATAACATCATAAACATATCGTCCAGGTTTTATTTGTGAAGTTTCAGTATCTGTTAACGATATTGTAATTTTTCCACCCAAAGGATCAGAAATTGTTGACGCAAAAGAAACACTTGAGGAACTGCCATAATGTTTTCGCATTTGTGCAGAAACTCCATATCCAACTAAATTCAAATATGAATTTGTTGTAATGTCTTCAAGACCAAAAGTAGTGGAAAAATCTATCCCACAATCTACAACTATATTGGATACATATACTGCCATTTATTAAAAATTCGGCATCTAAAATATATTTATATTTAAATATTACCAACAGATCCAAGTTGAATTAAAACTTCTTGTTGCTTCAAATACAACTTACAATATAATTTTGCAAATTTTTTTAATTCAGATTCTCCCAAATCATCTATAACTCTGGAATGCTTCTCATATTCAAATAATTTATCAATACTTGATAGTTGGATGTCATCTATTTCCATTAATTAACTCCTTTAGTAAAGTTTTAATTTCATTTAATTCAATTTTAATATCCTCAATTTCTTTTTTCTGTAGTTCTTTTTGCTTTTTTGAATTCAAATATTGAGAATACTCATCATCATTACAATTTATAATAGCATTACTTTTTTCATCTCTATACAAATTTTTATGTCCTTGTACTTTTATCATTATGCCAATGCGATTACTCTTAAATCTTTAAACAATGGAGATTTTGCCTCATTGGATCCACTCATAACAATTTTAATGACAAATGCATTGAATGGATCTAATTGATCTGCAGTGAATTCATATTCTAAAAATTCATTTTCTGCACTTGATCTAACTTTTTTGTCTGGTAATCCATCATTCAAATTAACATCAATAATTTTATCTCCAAACCCATCTCCATTAGTATCTGTTAAATTATTGTATCCTGGAAATGGAACATATGCCTGTGTTATTTCGCTACTATCAGATTTAAATAACTTATATAAAATTCTAAAATCTGCCGAACTATCACGATAAGATGAAATTAAAACTTTCAACGATGTTGCGGGTTTTTGTAAAGTTACTTTTTTACTAATGTAAATTGACGCATGTGGATCGTTTACATTTAGATTTGCTCCAGAATTTGAAACATAATTTGCAACAGGTTTATTAATTCTATTTCTACCAAGAACAATAATTCCAGATACTCCAGTGTCGATAACTGGTGAATAATTGGAGTTACCATCATTGTTTAAAGTTATTCCCAAAGTAAATGATTTGTTGTTAGGTAAGTCAGTAAGTCTTGTGGTTTCATTTATTTTTGATGCAATTATTCTTGGAGTACTCAAATTATTTGGAGAATTAATTTGTACTTGCTCATATTGTTGATCTATAAATGAAACTTCGCTGCCACTTGCACTGGTTGCAGAAACAGTTCTAATTTCTGCAGAAACTGAAGTTTTTCCTGGAGTTATTACACTAAACAATGGAGAAATCGAATTATATTGAATATTTTGTGAAATAACACAATCCGAACCTCCAACAAATCTTTGATCGCCAAAACTTATTTGAGTTGTTCCAGTTTCTCTGCTTCCTCTATCAATTTCTAATTGATAAGTATCAATTGTTTTATTATTATTGATTGAAGATGAGTTGACAATCATACTATGAGATGTGTTAATTCTTCTTAAAGAAATATCATTTAATTCATACTTGTATGCCAGAGATCCTGAATCATGAGTTCTTGATAAAGATCCATCAATACCGCGAGAATCAATTAGTATCGTATTCGCATTTAAATCTGGACTATTATATGCAATTATTTCATTATTAATTAATACGTATCCAGTATTTGATGCTCCAACAGGTTGTCCTTCAAAAGTTGTAAATATTCCCACATTATCTACAGTAATTAAATTTGAGGATGAAGTTATACTATTTACAATTTTTACAGGTAATGTAGTTGGAAATACATTAGAAATACTAACTAAATTGTTAGAAGCGTGCATCCCATGGCTATAGTCATATATTTCAATTACCTTTCCAGAATGCAAATCGCTAAATTGAGAACTTGATTTAATATAAGTTCCAGATAAAGAAACTGGACTGTTGTTGTTATAATATACTAAAGTAGTTGTTGGAGATATATCAAATTTTTCACCTTTAACATTGGTCAAGTAGAGTTTATCAATTCCTCCAATTGAAGAAATTCCAATTTTGATCCCAGTTCCCTTACCACCAACATCTGCAGTAGTTATTCCAAGAACATCACCAACAACATATCCACTACCAGTGCTGGCAATCGATATTGTATTTAATTGTCCAGAAGAATTGAAGGTTCCTGATGCTCTTGCCCCAAATCCAGAACCAATTTCACTATAAAGAGAAACATTTGTAAATGATGTTGCGGAGGAATAACCCGCACCAACATTAACTGTTGTTGTTATGGCAACTGGTCCTCCTACTTTTTCAATGTATCCAATAACTCCAGATCCAGATCCTGCCTCAACCTTTACTCCAGGGGTTAGAATATTATTTAAGGATGATGAAGTGTCAATACCAATTATAACTTTTCTTGGGAAAGTTGTGATTGGATCATTTATTGTATTATAAACATTAGTATCTTTAGATAAAGCAGTTTTTGATAAATCTGGATTATAAAAGTAGCAAGTTCCAGTATTAGATGTAAAATTACACTTATAACATCTGAATTTTAGATCTTCGTCCTGATAAGGAGTCCAAACAGTTCCATTCTGTGATTTAAATAAACTTCCTCCAGTGTATTGAATGTTATAAACAACTGATTCTACATCTGGCAAATCAGTTAAGGAAACATTTTTTTCATTTTTCTTCGCAGTATGAACATAGTATTTCTTTGATTTTGGAGAAAGTATAACTATTGCATATTCTGTATTAGGTTGTAAATAAATTGGTGATGGAAACTTAATATTTGTAGGTTTAGAAGCATCTTGTGAGGTAATAATTTGATCTGAGGTCAATTCAACTCGCGCATAATCATAAAGCGGTCTTCCCATAGGGAGACCTAAATCAACAGGTCTAATTTCAACTGTTACATTTTTACCTTCATCTGCTTGATAGAACCAAAGGTCTATTGAAGATAAAAATCCACCATCTTGATCGGTAGTAAACGATTGTGCAAGGGGATCATGCCTTCTAATGACATTTACAGTAACTCTATCAAAAGTACGCACAATTCCAGTTGCGGAGTATATAGTTTCTGCAGAAGAAATTACATAACCTTTTGGCAACAGGGAAGCATCTATAGAGCTAGAAGACACTTTAAATACTTTTGTTCCGGTTTTAATTCTCACCAAAGGTGATGGAATAGTATTTGGTTCTCTTATAAAGAAAGAACCGACTAAATCTCCATAAGTATCGGATATGAGTCTAATATCTGATACTGTTGCTTGTGCTTTAGAAGTACCTCCAATCAAAGTCATTCCTTTTTCAACATATCCAAAAAATTGACCCTTCGCTTCTTGTGATAGTGAAGTTACATCAATGTTTAAAACTGTAGATGAAGAATTATATCCAGAAAGAGTTAATGAAGAATTATATGGGTTTGAATTATATGTTTTTGATGGATTATCAATTGCTCCTTCTTTATGATTTTGTTGAGCAACTTTAAAAGATATTGTGCTTCTAAAATTATTTTTACTTGATTCGTTTAAATAACCATAAACTGTTTCACCAACGGTAAATTGACCAGATACCATTGTTATTTCTAAAAGTTTTGGTATAATATCAATATCTTTATTAGCATCTAAAAATGAATAATATTTTGTAAGAGGATCTAATCCATTGGCAAAGAATTTCACATTTCTGGATCTCATATACAAATCTGAAGTTGTGCTAAGCAAAACATTTTCTGTATATGATGTATTTTGACTGCCTGTAATACTTCTTGTTGTTCCTCTATCTAAAATAACGTCTCTAATCCAAAAATCACTTGGAGGATAAAGAGATACTGATCCATTGTATTCTACAACTTCATAAGGATTTACTGGCGTAACTCTTGTTGCTATTAATTGCTGTAAATTATTCCATTTAATCTGATTATATTTTAGTGTTATTAAATCTCCAGTTTTCTGAACATTACTGTCTAATAAATCATAATCAATATTATAATCAATATTTTCTAAATTTATATTACTTGCTGGAGCAATCTCTGGTTTTAATGAAAATAAATCTATTCTAGAACTCAGTTCACCTCTATCATTTAATATAGAACATTTTGTATCTTGATTTTCAATATCCATCAAATCTACAGATTTAAAATCATCAACAAAAAATCCACACTTAAATCTGGAAAGACCATCAGCATCTTGTATTTGTAGTGTTTTTGTATCTAATTCTAATATCGACAAAGAAGTCGTAGTTTCTAAACTTTCAATACGATCTTCAAGTTTTCCTATATCTCTCATAGTATATCTCTTATTATCAATCAATGTTATCTTCACATCATCTGGACTATAAAGATATGCTGGTAAAAATATAGAAGCAACATTTAATATGTCATCATTGAATTGTGGTTCTTTAGGATTTAAACTTGGAGTTCCTGAGATTAATTTAAATTCTCCCGTCTTATCTAAAACTAATTTATCAATTCTTGGCAAATAATAAGAATATCCAATTACACAACTTTCATTTGGAGAAACAACAATAGATGGGTTTATTCCAGAAACTGCAAAATTCCTACTCGTAAATGCAAATGGGGACGATGAAGTATCTGAAAAATCTGACACTCTTGGTCTAAAATCTAAAATATCAGAGCATCTTGTAGATGTATCAATAAATGGAATATTTGAAGCATATGTTTCTGATGGATAACTATTGACTGTGTAAATATCTCCAATATCATCAGATGGTATTGTGTAATAATTAAATACAACTGCAAGTTTTCTTACAGGTTCTTGAGATACTGTTCTAATTATTTTTGAGTAATCATAATATTGTTGCTTTTGACCTTTATCTAAAATATAATTTGAAGTTTTATTTAAATATTGACCCAGAGTAATATCTTGAAGAATTCCATTAATATTTGATTCTGCAAATACAACTTCTTCACCAATGATAAATTTATTTGTATTTAAATATATAAACTCTATACTAGAATTTGAAAGTAATGTGATAATTTGTCCAATAGCACCACTTACTTTACCTTGAATTTTTTCTCCAAGAATTGCGGTTGAATTCAGATTTAATGATGATACAAATGTTAATTTATCAAAAATTGGATTTGATGAATCTAATGATTCATATATTCCCAAAATATTAACGACATCTGGGACATTTAAAGATATTTCCTCATCTTCAACTCTAAGACCATAATAAGTGTTGTATGTTAAACCAAATTGCTCAGATGATTTATATTTTGTCCTATCAACATAAAGTTTTTTACTTCTTGAAAAAAACTTATTTTTATTTTTAATAACATTTTTTCTCAATGTTGTATTAACTACAACATTTTTTGTGCTTCTCAATCCTTTAATTATAAAAGATTGCCCCCCACTTGCTAAAGTAAATTGATCTTGAGATAAACTTTCAATCTGTCCATCATCATAAAAAACGGAATATCTTTCAGTATCAAAAGATTCAAAAAATGCGCTAGTTATTCCAACATCCGATATTGAAATAGTTAATGATCCATTAGAATCAGTTGTTTTTCCAGTAACTTGTTTTGCAATAAAGATACTAGAATCTGATAAATCTACATTTGAAATATTTGTATGATTTAATTTGCTGTATATAAAGGAATTTTCTTCGTTTTGAATTGATGGAACACCTAATGAAAATGTTACGCCATCTTGTGAAACCAAACCACCATCACAAACTCCAGTAACCGTAGCAACTCCAGATAAAGTTAATGATAGTCCATTTGAAGAAACTGATAAAACTCTATTATAAGTTTCTGTCGATAAACCAGTTCTCTGGTATTTAATTATAGAATCACTTTTAATTCCTACAAAATTTCTTCCCGGACAAGTTGCCACTCCAGAAGAACTAATATAAATTTTATCTGTAATATTAAAATTATTTGGTATTGATCTTTCTAAAACAGTATCTGCTATGAATGATGTATTAAATCCTGTTATACCACTTACAGATTGATAGACTGATTTTATATCATCTACGTTATAAACTTTTACGGATTTGATTGATGTAGTTATATCATTTCTTCCATCAATTTGCAATTCTTCTCCAACTATAAAATTTCCAGATGTCTGCGATAATGTAATTAAATTGGAACTTGAACTCGATATTAGATAACCACTGGCATTACTACTCTTACCCCTTACATAAGAAGATTTATTTGCAATTCCGGAAACGGAAGTGTTTAAGGTCAATTCTGTATATGTTTGAATGTCATAAAGGTATAAATCCCACTTTGATGACTGATTTTCATAAACTATATTTGATGGATTAAATGAGTATACTCTTGCTTGACCTATTGTCGTACCAGTACCAACCGTAGTTGAATTCTTTCTTTGATTTTGTAAATTGATATAATAATTGTTGTTTAATCCAATAACAGGAACTCCGGTCACATTATCAACTTTCAATAAATTGCCCATTTCAAATGGTATTGAAGTTTGATCAATTGTTTCGATTGTCCTTGGTTTCTTAGAATCTATAATTGTTAGAGTATTTTTATCAATATCAAATCCTTTAACGTATGCAATTCCTGGAGAAACTTTTACACACATTAAATCATCATTTGGAATATTTCCTTCAGCAGTTAATTGATCTTCCAAATATAAACCATTAGACCCTATCCTATCATTTAAAGAATTCTGAATTTCAACTTCAAATGGTACTACAGAATAATTTCCCGATTCTTCATAAGTTCTTTTTGCTAAGTAATTCTTTATATCAGAATATTCTGGTTTGTCTTTGATTACTTGAATCTCACCATTTATAACTTTAAGCAATTCTAAAAAGTCTTTATCATCATAATCATCCAAAGACTTTTTACTTAAAGATGTTGAGATTTTAAATCTATCTGCTCCTGGAGCAGCGTAATTTGAAAATCCTTTTGCATTGTCATATAATGAAGTATCATTTTTTGCAGAAACAATTTCTTCAGAAATTGATAATCCAACTCTATATGATGGTTTATTGGTGTACTGTTCTAAAATTAAAATATCTTCACTTACTTGAACAAAAACTCCTCTAATAAAATATATTCCTTCTGATATAAAAACTGCAGATCCAATGGAAGTAGAATCAAAATCTATTAGTGATGCAATAGTTTCTCCTGATGAAATAATAGTATTTTCATATTGAATAGACTCATCAATTATTAAAGTTTCTCCATCAGAAAATGGTTGAAACTCAAAATTATCATTACCTTTATTGTAATTTACATATAAAGTAAGATAACCCTCTTCAGATTCGGATTCTGTTATAAAATGCTTTACCGTTGCTGTAACTTGAGAGGTTTGACCTCTAATTTTCTTTCCTACAAGTTGACTAGCGTATAAAGATACGTTTATGCCCAAATGTGTAGAATTTAACTTTACAGCATAGAATTGGGAATCATATGTTACGTTTCCTGGAACTACTACAGAACCATTTTTAAAAACATGATTGCCAAAAGATTCTATTTGATTCTGTAAAATTGATTGTAATGTTGTTAATTCTCTAGACTGTATTGGATATCCAGGTTTAAATAATACTTTGTAAAAGTTTTTATCCGCATCAAAGTCATCATAGTATGGATTAATGTTTAAATTAGTTTTTTGTGGCATTGCTTTAAAATTCCAGTATTACTTTAATATCTTCTTTTTGTCTAGAATTTCTAGAAATTAATGGACGATTGTCTAAGTAAATTATATCTCCCATCTTTTTATTTATTTCTGGTTTAGAAATACCACCTTCAAAAACTACTCCAAGACTAATTATACCAGAGTCTTTTGTAACATAATCTTCATTAAAACTAGTATCAATTGTTGCAGACCAACTTCCACCAACAATACTATCAGTTTCAGTCGATTTAAAATCTACAACTTTAGAATAAGTTGTGATACCAACAGAGTTATTATCTATATGTGTAAATGAATTAGAATAATATAAACTTCTATCTCTAAAATACTTTAATACTTTAGTACTTGAATCATAAGATGCAACATACCCTTTCGCAATTACAGTTCTGTTATCGTCATCAACATATGTTTGAGTAATTTTCTCACCAATTTCAACACTTAAATCATCTTCTTTAAGTTTTAATGCATAAAGACCAGAAAATTCCGATTCTGTAAATGATGTACCATCATATTTTTGGGGATTTTTAATTATCCCAATCTGGGCAAATTTAGTATCAATTGGATAATCTGGAGAAGAATCGTCAAATCTAATATAAATTAAAATCTTATCTGCACCAAGTTCATTATACAAGTCATAACCATGACCTTTTGATGGGGGAATAATAGGAATTAATTCTGCAAAACTAGTAGATGATTTGTTGTAATCGTCTAAATCTATGATACCATAAGTATATCCTTTACCTCCTGTAACAATTGTGGCGTTTGTAATTTCACCTAAATCATTAACTTCAATAATTGCTTCTGCACCCTCACCATCTCCAAGTATTTTACATCTTCCACCGTTTACGTAATTGGATCCTTTATTATTAATATAAATCTTTTTTAATTGATTATTATTTAAATCGGAATTTCCATTATCTCTTATTTCTTTTATATCACTTTTTTCACTCGTTTCCCAATCATTTGGTACTGGAATATATTCGGTAGAATCAAATTTTATAATATCTCCTGGAGAAATAGTGTATAAGTATTTCCAAACATATCCATCTTCTCCAGATTTTGATGGTTCTAAAGATGTAAATACTGGTTCATCCGTAGATGGATTACCTGTTGGATTATCAACAGAAGATCCGTTATCTATGCATATATAAACTCTATAATCTGAATTTACAACGTAGTAATCTATATCAAATAAATTTTTATTAGTTGGTGAGGGATTGTTTATATTATAATCATGTCTATACATTTCATACGTTTTTCCAGAAGTCCATGATATTTTTCTAATCAATCTTCTGACATTTAATGAAGTTATTTTTTTACCAAATAAAATATTGTCTCTAGTGTGAGATAAGTAATCTAAATTGTCCACGGGTGATGGTGGATTTGAATTCCACGTATCTGTTCTACCAAATCCAACTGTGTCTATTGGATTAGGTAGACCTAAAAACAAATAATAGGAATCTATCTCATTTTTTATAGAATCTACAAAACTTTTGGAGTTAGAAATTCTAAATTGATTTGTTATTATTGCCCCAGACATGTTATTGTATTTTTTTACTATTTATAACTGGTTTTTAAATGATCCTGTATTTCTCAATCCATATCCTCTTCTTTGAATTTGTGGATATGAAGATAATCCAGAAACAATATTTCCGGAGACATCAAAATTATTTGGATTAGATCTTTCAAAAGAACTTAATCTTCCCCACGAAAATCTTCCAAGATTTGGACCAGAGGTAGAAAATCCAGAAGAAATGATACTATCAGATTTAATGTTTGTAACTATTTCTGCATCAAGACCATTCCTATTAATACTATGCACATAATAAATATTGTCTAAAAATGTTGTTCCAATACCAACAACGTCATTGTCATCATTATTGATAGAAATGACACCATTTTGATTTTGTGTGTTTGAAATAAAAATTGGATATGATGTGAGTAAAGTATTAAAATTTCCACTCTCTTTTTTCAGGAAAAACTTAAGTGCAAGAGGATTTGAATTAGTTCCACTTGTTGTTGTTATACCTGTTATAATTCCAGAAAATCCTTGAACAAATTTAATTTCTGATATAGTTTCAATTTTACTACTTGGTAGAGGAGATATAACTTGAGGAATTGACGTATATCCAAATCCAGAATTAATTATATTAATCGATGAAATAGTTCCAGCTACAGAAACTAATGCTGTTGCTTGAGCAGTTGTCCCTATACCAACACCTATTCCTGAAGATGGTGTAGATATATCTAAAGTAACAGTGCTGGATGGTATGTATCCGGATCCACCATCAAGAATTGATATTGATATTGACGAATCATTAAGAACATTTGCTTTCAATGAGGCAATTACTGGATCAATTGAAACTGTTAATAATGCATCAAATGAAATTATACTATTATTTTCTGGATCAGTATTTTCTTCATAATTAAATGAACTAGCATCATCAACAAATATTTCTGTATCCGATGATAATACATTCTTAATAATTTTTGATGTTGGAAAAACAAGAGATGATAAAGAATCTCTAGATTTGCTCACATAAGTTGAATTTATAATTTTATCTGATTTTTGTGGAATGATATCTATCGGTTTAAAAATTTCATCATCAATACCTACCCCACTATAAAGATTAGTTTCAACTAAATCTGATGTTAGTATTTCAAAAATAACCCTATTGTCCTGATCTATTGTTTTTGGATAATTTGAATTATGTAATAAAGAGACATTATCTCCAATTTTTATTGTTTCAAACACATTTTCTAAATCACTATCAATACCTCTAGTTCCTCTATAGAAGAAAATATCAATTTTATCCTCTGGTTTTGGCGGAGTATTAAAAATAAATGATGTTCCTCCACTAAAACTATACGAATCTTTTGGTTTTTGTAAAATTCCATTTACAAAAATAACTAATAGAGAATCAAAATCTATTAATTTTGAATCTTCATTTAGCGGATCAATTTCAAAACTTAATAATTGATTATTTCTATATAATGGGAATCTATTTTTAACACCGTCTTGTAAGTTAGAAATAGAATCTATGTAATCCAATTCTCCAAATTGCAATAAAGCAGAAGAATCTGTAAATGTTTCTAAAACTGTGATCTCAAATTCACTAATTGGTGATGAAAGCCTATAATCTGTGACTAATCCAACTGGTTTGAAAACATCTCCCTTTTGGAAAGAATAACCACTCTTCACTATATTAAAGGATTCAACTTCAAAGAATGTAGTATTTAATAATTTTGGAACAGGTATACCATAAGTATTAATATTGACATTATTTGGATTATAAGTAAATCTGACTAAAAATTCAGAATCGTTTGCTGTTGTTTCATCGCCATTAACATCATATGTTCCATCACCTTCAGATTGCTCTGGACCATAAGGACCAATATCATATTTTTCCATGTGTCTAAACACTTCATACCCTGTTTTTCTTTTTGCCGTTATTGGGATAAATATTCCATTTAAAATATTATCTTCAATATAAGTTTTTTGCAAATATCTTGTTAGGATTAAAGCATCTGTTGAGCTAACAATTCCGTCACCGTCAACATCAAATTTACTATAATTATTCCAAATATGATCATATATTTGAGTTTTGGTTGTTCTAGTTGATGATCCTGTAATTAATCCAGATATAAATGAATCATCTAAACTTGTAGAATCTCTATAAGTTGATGTAAATGCACTTACTACACCAACAGACTCTTTAACATCAACTGTTATAGATAACCCTATTCCAGTTTTAGTTGTTGTGCCAATTCCAATTCTAGATACTCCTGTGATTGGCAAATTTTCATAAGATGGTGACGGAATGGTTACTTTTGGATTAGTGTACCCTGTTCCACCATAACTAACTGTGAAGGATAATGTTCCACCAGCACCAACAGAAGCAATTATAATTGCCGTAGATCCCATTCCGACAGCGTGAGAAGTTTCACTTAATCCGATAGAAACAATTCCTCTATAACCAGATCCTAAAATATCAGTTGTTCCCAATCCAACAGAAACAATTGATCCACCAGCGCCAACAACTGCAGTAACAGAAGCGCCAACTAATGGCGCAAATCCAAGACCAGATGTGGAACCTAAAGAAATAATAATTCCACCTCTTGGCAATTCATTTTGATTAATATCTTCATCAGATACATAATTAGAATTTAAAATTCCTGTAAATTCAACATTTGTAGTATTTCCAATGCTGACTAATTCATAGTTATTCCCTTCATTATTTTCTGTGCTTGGAGTTTGGAAAATTTCATTGACAAATAATAAACCACTACCAGGTTCAATATTTGATACATCATCTCCAAGATATTTTATAGAATACGTTTTGCCAATTCCATTAAAGGAATCAGAAAAATCATCATAAATTATATTTTGGGAATAATCTTTTCTTAAAAATACTCTTCCAGAAAATTCAGATTTTGGATAATCTAAATTTGAATTATTTAATCCAGTATTTTTAGAATTTCCTTTTGGAGCTTCTGTGAAAAATATCTTATTACCAACTATATTATAAGATCCTCTATAAATTTTAGATTCTGTTCCAGATGTATGTGTTGATGCAGAAGATCCAACAAATCCACGAGATACATTTGCAACTAAAAATGTGCCAATTCCAGTTATTGGTCCAGATGTTGTAGTTCCCAATCCAACATTTATAACTCTACAATATTCTTCATCTATCTTTAGTAAATCATTTGGTCTAATTGAAGCGATACCACTTAAGCTAAAATGATCATCGGTTAAAGATATTGAGTTATTTAAATTATATGATAATGGGGTATATAATATTGGGTATTGAGTAATGCCATCTATAGAAATTAAAGATTTTTCATTTCTCTTAACCATGGTTAATGTGTGAGAATTTCCTTCACCACTATCGGTAAATGTAAATCCAATACCACTATTTTTTGTACCAGTAATCTTAAATTTATTATTATTTAATTTAATTGCATATACTGTTGATGGACATTTATCAGTCAGTATTCCGCAAGAAAATGATTCTCTAAACGTAGTTCCTACGCTTACATTAGATAAAGAAACTCCAATACCTAATCTATCCGTATAGTATAATCTATCATTACCTGCAGATATTGTAAGGGTTGATGTGATTGATGATATTCCTATACTTTGAACAGTTCCTAATGAAGTTCCATCTCCAGAAAAGATTCCAGAACCAATACTAAAGATGATTGTATTTGCAATTCCAGTAATAACCGTTGATCCTCCACCCACAACATCTCCTTTAAAATATTGATAGGTTTGACCTACACTGACAACTGTTGTATTTGCTGGAATATTGGGTCCAAATACAAGTTGACCATATTCAATAAAATCTGAAGAATTTACTCCAGTAATAGTTGAAAATCCAGAAATAATATCACCATCAAATTCTATTCCTCCCGCAATCGTAGTTCCAATTCCAATTGCAGATGCTCCAACGCCAATAAATGTAGATTTTGGATCATAGAAAAGTTCTTCATTGTTACTAAAGAAATGATTTTCTATAAAAAATTCTCCAGTTTGCTTATTAAGAACAGTTTCTATAGAAGGATTAAATGTTTTTTGGAAAATTGGAGTATTATTATAGTTTAAATCAAATTCTAAAAGATCAAATTTACTATTAAAAACGTCACTTTGAATAGATTCTATTATTGTCCCATAATTTAATGTAGTTTCGTCGTTATCATAATCTAAATCACTATACATAATTTCACTATATGATAATATTTCAAATGTTCCCATAAGCGATTGGTCTGGATAGAATTTTAAAATTGCATTTGAACCACTTATTTCAGATCCAAAAGTTCCAAGACCAGTAGTACTACCCACAGAAAGATAATATTTTGGTAAAGTGTAAGTTGACGATTCGTCTTTTACAAATAAAACTTGATGTAATGATGATGAATCATTATTCTTAATTCTAATTAAGGACTTAAACGATGATACGGATGATGAATCAACAGAAATTATAGTAGAAGCAGTAGAAACTATAGAGTAATCAGATTGCAATCTTACAGATCTTTCAGATCCATCCGGTTGTCCAGGAGACTTAAATCTAAATGTATTAATTCCTGAAGAAGTATTTGAGAAATTAATAGTTTTTGATTTAATAGTTACAGAAGTTTCTCCATTATTGGTAAAAGTTAAATATAATTTATTATCATTAATTACTGTCTCAAGAGACCCTATTGATTCTGAGGATTGAAAAGTCTTTGAATTGTCAAAGTAATATTGAGAATTATATGAATTAATGCCATCATGATCAACTACTACCTCATAAAAATTAATATTATTTAAAGAATCGTAAACAACTACTTCAGAAATAAACGATTCGCACGATAGTGTTGATACCCCAACAATTGTTGTAGTGATACCAGAAGAGCAAATTTGTGTTTTTGAAGTTAATGAAGCATATCCAACAGATTTTGTTCCAATTCCAGATGTTGACGTATTGAAATTATTCCTAAAAGATTTTATTTTATATCCATTATTTGTATTTGATGGATTAAATCTCAAACTTAAATTGCCAAATTCATCAATATTTCCGGAAATATTTGCATAATTATTTTCACCAACACCATTAAATACAGAACCTCTGTTTACAGTATAAACATCATTATCATCATTTATAACAATAACATCATCTAATTGATATTGACTTGTTTCAATTCCTACAGTTTGAACTAAAAATCTTGAATAATTCAAATATTTGGGATAACTGATTATGTCCAAGTATTCTGATTTTTCAGTATCTTTGGACAAAAATTGATTTTTAATATTATCAATCTCAAGAACTCTATTAGTACTACATAAAAAGTAATCTGATAATTTCTTAGAGTTAAATTTAATATATTTTGATTTTTTGTTAAATGTATCATAATCTTTTACTAAATCATATTGATTTATAGTATCAACTCTTCTTTCACTCAAAATATCAACTATTAAAGTAGATTCTGATGTGGATGCTATAGAAGCATTTACAATAGAAGATATGCCAACGTCGGCAAAGTTCTTAAGTCCTGCAGTGTGTAACAGATTATTTACAGGATCTATCATCTCTTCAAATGTTACTGGACTTTGAACACTGTATGATAAGTTTTGATAATAATCATTATCTGGAGTAACTTGAAGGTCAAAATTCAATTTTCCAGTATCATTAGACCAATCTTTTGAGAAGTTATATGTCGAACCAACTTTATAAAATCCATTATTTTTTTGTATGGATTCTATTTGTGCTATAGTTCCAGATCTTAATCCTTTAATAATATAATTTTGTTTTAATAAATCCCTCCCTTTTAAAGATATGTAATTTGAAGTTGAATCAACCACCCTAAGATCAGATTTTGTATAAGTATTATTAATATTAATTAATATACTTTCATCAGTTATAAATGAACTATTTTTCTGATAAACTTTAAATTGTGCATAATTATTGTAATTTATTGCTGATGCATAATTCTGTATTGTTTTTGCAATACCGGCATTAGATGTAAATTCTGATAAATCAAATTCAATGACTGCTGGATTGGTATTATAATAAGTTTTAACAGTAAAAAATCTAAATCCATAATCTTCAGAATTAAATCCATTACCGCTAATTTTTTCAATACCTTCAACAAAAATTTTATCTCCTTCAGAAAAAGGTGGTGTAGAAAATCCACTTAAAGGAGTGTATAGTACACATGTAACAATTCCCGCCGTTGAATATGATACTGAATTTATTCCAATACCATTAGTATTGTTTAGTGTGTATATTTCATGCTGGGAAAAACTTAGTCCCTTCGGAGAACTGATAATATCAACACCCACAATTGAATTATTTGACAAAATTGGACTTAATGATCCTGAATCAATTTTTTCTCTTGTCTCAGAATTAACTAAAACTAATGATGGTTGATAAAAATAATTGTTTCCAGAAGAAGTAATTTCAATTTTCGAAATTTCTGTATTATTTTTTAAATATAAAAATTGAGGAATCTGTGCTTTTGGTTTTAATGTTAAATCTGATGGGTAAGAAAATCCCCTATTACTAATTTTATTTTCTAAAATTTGTCCAATAGAATTACTAATCAATTTAACTTGGGCATTTTTTCCTTGAGTTGAA